ACACAGTTGATCCTGCATTACTAAAACTACAACTAAATCAGTTGTGGAAATAAGGAGAAATGATAATGAATAATGATAATGAGTGGGGCAACATTGAACTTCCTGGATTAAGTGATGACATACTAATGCATCCTAGTATTAACACAATAATGAATAACAAAGTAAGAGCAAATGATCCTGCATGGAAACAAGAACATGCTTCTCAACTAAAGCGGATGAACACTGATCCAACAATACTTGCAACAAGACGTAAATCAAATGAAGTTACATGGGTAGGTGTAACTAGTCCAATGGGAGTGTTTGATAAAGTGAGTTCATTTGAAAAAGCAACAGGTATGGCATTCTATGATAAGAAAAGATTGTTACCTCACTTGTATTACATAACAAATAAAGGTCCTGGTAAAGTTAAAACAGAAAAAGTTTACTACGCTCCAACTGGACAACATTCAACTATGTTGTATCATTACACCCGTGGAGTAGAAACAGAGCATTACCAGACATTAACGTTTAAACCTCAAATTGCTTGGTTTAAGAAAATGATGAAACTGTATCCAACTGATTATTATATTGTAGTAGAAGCAAAAAGAGATTGGTTAATAGAAACAGGAGTAGCGTCTAAAGCAGGACGCATAAATAAACTTAAAAGGGAAGCATAACATGATTTGGATTATACACACATTAGGATTATTATTAAGTTGGCCTATACTGATATTTACAGCAGTAGGGCATTTTATTTGGACTACTATAAAGTTCATTTGCATTAGTTTTTATTACATGATGAAGATTCCGTACCTTACTGTTATGCTACCGTTAACTACAATTTACAAATTAGCACGTAAGAAGAAAGACACTGAGTAGTTGTCTTTACTGTAGCTGAATAGTTACAGTGTAACAAAGCCCACTTGAACCGTGGGTTTTTTTACGGCTAAATAAAAGTGTTAAGCCCGTACCTTAACAGTGGTACTGAGTATCACAATTAAGCCTCATTCATTGGGGCTTTCTCATGAGTTATGCCGTGTATTCCAACAAAAGAGAACGTGTTTGGCTATTGTAATAAATACAACTACCAACTGAGCGGTGGGGGTTCCGTGATGAGTGGTAGCCCTGACTGTTCATTTCCTTGTTGAGTTGGGGCTTTTTTTGACTGATTTTAAATGGATAAATAACATTGTAAACAAACAACAAGGAACCTTATTATGAACAAAGAAATAGTTACCCTAGTTAAAGCACTAACCTCCCTCACACAGATTACATTCACATACTGCTTCATTACCTGGACATACAGTGGATTTGATTTCTTATTAAGGAGTTTCACAAACTAATGGCCGCAGAATATAATTTATCAGTCAACATGAACGCAGACTTTGTCCGTTCATATCAAGTAAAAGAAAGCAATGTTGTAGTAGACTTAACAACCTACAGCATTGAAGGTACACTAAAGCTAAACTTTAGAAGTACAGTATCAACATCATTTGTTGCAACAGTAACAGACGCTGTAAATGGATTGTTTCAACTATCACTAACAGATGTAGTGACAGCAGGCATGGAACCAGGAACACACGTGTATGATGTAATACTAACAGATCCAAATGGCATTAAGACTAGGCTTATGCAAGGACGTGCGTTTGTTAAGCAAGGAGTTACACCATGACACAACAGGTATATCTATCAGTACCACAAGATGATAGTAACTTAGATGTATTGTTAACAGAGAGTAATGATCTTGTAGTATTGAACATACAACCAGCTGCTGTTGCAGTTAGTAGTGCAGTACAAAGTGTTAACACCTTAACTGGTGTAGTAACATTAACAACTACTGAGATAACAGAAGCTACTAACTTGTATTACACTAACGCTAGAGTTCAAGCAGTAATTGATACCAACAGCGCAGACTTTACAACTCAAACATATGTAGACACTGGTGACACTAATACATTAAGCAGTGCAAACAGTTACACTGACACACAGCTTGTTCCATACGCATTAACAACTTATGTTGATACAGGACTTACCAACTATCTTAGTAGTGCAAATTCTTACACTGATATTCAAATTGCTGCAATACCAGCACACGTTGATGCAGTTACAAGTGTTAATGGAGCAGTGGGAGTTGTAGTATTAGCAACAAATGATTTAACTAACAACAGTGGATTCATTACTGCTAGTACTGTAGATACACTTACAAATAAGAGTGGTGCAATTAGTCAATGGACAAATGACAGTGGTTACTTAACTGCTGAAACAGACAGTCAAACATTAAGCTTTGCAAGTCCCAACTTAACTATATCAAACGGAAACGCTGTAGACATTAGTGCATTAACAACTGGATTGATTACTGCTTCAAGTACTGACACACTTACAAATAAGAGTGGTGCAATTAGCCAATGGACAAATGATGCTAATTATTCTACAACAACAGGAACAGTAACCCCAAGCAGCACTGATACATTTACTAACAAAAGTGGTAGTAACAGTCAATGGGTAAACACTGAAGCTTATATCAAAGCTAACACAACTGACACACTTACAAATAAAAGTGGAGCAATTAGTCAGTGGACAAATGATGCTAACTACAGCACAACAACAGGCACAGTAACACCAACATCAAGTGATACATTCACCAATAAGAGTGGAGCAATATCACAATGGACAAATGATGCAGGATACTTAACAGCAGAGACTGACAGTCAAACACTAAGCTTTGCAAGCCCCAACTTAACTATCAGCAATGGCAACAGTGTTGACATAGGTAACATAACTGCAACAATTGATGGAGGAACATATTAATGAGCACAATTAAATTAAAAAGAGGTACTGGTAGTCCAGCAGGAAGCCTAGTAACTAATGAAGTAGCAATGGACACAAGTGCTAAGAAAGTATATGTTTCAACAGACGGAACAAATGCAGTAGTACTAGCAGACAGCACTGAAACATTCTTAGCTGACGCAACTGATTTTGTTGTAATTAATTACAACACAGAGTTAACTGGTGAGAACGGAAACTTCAGTGATCCAATTCTTAAACTTAGCAATGACTTAAACGGTTACAACAGAACCCAACTGATTCTTAATAACTCAACTGATGATGTTAGTGCAATTAGTGCATACATTGGTGGACCAGCATCAAGTTACAAACATGCATTGACAATGGATCCAAACAATGATGTACCTGGTAACACAGAAGCAGATGGCAGTGGCACACCTTGGGCAACATCACCAGGTGATTATGGCTTCTATCTAAGTAAAGAGATTCAAGACCAAGATGACATTAAAATGCAAATCCAATCATTTGGTGGACCATTAACAATTGATGCAAACGGTAATGGTGAAATTGGTTATGGTAGACAGAACATTGAAATAAAAGGTAAGCGTCTTATAGTAAGTCCAAATGGAGATACACACGCTACGTTTACTGACACTGGTACAAACATTACAAGTAACGTTGATATTATTAACTATGGCCTTGATGATGGAACAGTTCCATTAACAGTTAGAGTAGATTCAGATGGCAATGATGCAATAGTTGCAGACTTTCTAAATGAAAGTTGGGACCAAGCAGTTGGAGCTAGGATTAGACTTGGTGCAACTGATGCAGGTGACAAGTACTACAACAATATGATTGACAGTAGATATACAGGTTCAGAGAAGAGACTAACCTTTAAGGGATTAAGTGATGATGCAGCAGATGAATACCCAATGTGGAGTATGCGTTATGTTACAGCAGACAATTCAATTAAGCATTCTGTATTTGGACAACTGTTCCAGGAAGTTAACACAGACACATACAGTTCAAACCAATTCTTAACTGGTACAGTTCCAACTGGCGGTGATGATTATCATAATTTCTTAGCTTGCAACTTAGACTTTGGCGCAAACGCAATACCAGATGGTGCATCAGGCAACCAGTCATTTAGTGCTGATAATACAGCAACAGGTGCGGTAGCTGTTGGTAAAATTACAGCAGTGTATGGCACTGATGATACTGACAACACAATGAAACTTACTGTAGACAGACATGACTACAGTGATAGTGTAGCCATGGGTATTAACTTTAAACATGCATATGTACAAGTACCATTTAAATATCAGCCTTACAGTACTACAGAAAGAAACGCTTTGTCAGTTGATTCAGGTTCAGTAATATGGAATACCACAGATAGTAAGCTACAAGTATGGACAGGTAGCGCATGGGATAATATGCACTAAGGGAGTTTAGCATGGAAGATAAAACAGAAGACAAACAGAAAGCTGTTATGGGACGCCCTAAAAAAGAAATAGATGCAAACGTGTTAATGAAGTTATGTGAGATTCAATGCACAGTCAAGGAAATGGCATTTGTATTAGGTGTAAGTGTAGACACGCTAAACAGGAACTATAAAGAAGAGATCCAAATTGGCAAAGCACAGGGCAAGATTGCATTACGTAGAGCACAGTGGCGTAACGCAATAGAGAAGAGTAATCCAACTATGCAAATATGGCTAGGTAAGAATATTCTACAACAAACAGATGCACCACTAGATGATGATGCAAGCAACATACTGCCATGGATGGATTAACATGAACAAGGACTGGACAGAAGTAACAAAGCGTAACAGTGAAGATATTACTTCAATTAAGAATGCAATTGATACAATAAAGAACAACCACTTGCATCACATTGAAACAGATGTAGCTGGTGTTAAAAAAGATCTTGATCATCTCAAAGCTGATTTGACTAAACAAGATAAGAAGATAGATAAGATGGACAACCGTATTTGGTGGGTCCTTGGAATCTTAGTAGTATCAACAGTAATAGGAATGGTTAAGGCAAGCGCGTTATAACAGCCAACAACTCAACAAGGAAACGTACAATGAAAAAACATATGAGTAGTAAAGAACATGATGCTTACATGAGTCAACCCCGCACTGGACTCAAGCGTCAAGAGATGACAACATTGCATATACAAAATGGTAACCTGCGTAAGACTACAGTAACAAGAGTATTCTTTAACAATGGTGAATACTTAGACAGTGAAAGTACTGAGACTATTTGCAATGCCACTGAGTAAAGTACAAAAGATAGTTAGTGATGATACAAGCCGCTTCAAAGTAGTAGTGGCAGGTAGACGTTGGGGCAAGAGTCATTTGAGTATGAATGAGATGGCAAAGTTTGCACGTTATCCCAACAAGAAGATATTCTATGTAGCACCAACGTATAGACAAGCAAAGCAAATCCTTTGGGATGATCTTAAAGCTAAGATGACACAGTGCCGTTGGGCTAAGAAGATCAATGAAAGTGATTTAACTATTACATTAGTTAATGGAAGTAGGATACATTTACGTAGTGCTGACAACCCAGATAGTTTACGTGGTATATCAATTGACTTCCTAGTAATGGATGAAGCAGCAATGATTGATCACAAGACATGGACAGAAGTATTACGCCCAGCATTATCAGA